TGGTGCTGGTGCTGGTGCTGGTGCTGGTGCTGGTGCTGGTGCTGGTGCTGGTGCTGGTGCCCCTCGTGCGCCCAGTGTTGCAGTTCCAACGGCTGCTGATTATGCCGACCAATTCAAAACCCTCCGGGGCAAGTTGGAGGACAAAGACCCCCAAGCGGAAATGGTTGCCGAACGCAGCCGACTCGCAGAAAAACAGGGCTTAGAGCGTCTGGCAGAATTTAATGCGGACACTGCCAAACAAGGAGATGTCTACGCCAAGAAAGATGCCCGCCTTGCCAAGCGTGAAGAAGATATTACAAAGCAAGAATCCACCAATACGGGCTTGGCGTTCCTCAATGCAGGCTTAGCTATCATGTCCACCCCGGGCGGGTTAGCTACTGCAATCGGTAAAGGAGCCCGTGTAGGCACCGAACAGTTTGCCGCGGGTCTAGACAAGATCAACCGTGCAAAAGACCTTTTAGGCGATGCGAAAGACCGGGCTGATGACTTGAAACTTGCGCGGGAAGATATGACCACGCAGCAACGCCGCGCAATTAAATCGGATATCAATAAAGATATCCTTGCCGCAAAAGACTTGGCTATTGCTGGGGCCCGTGCGGCGGGTGCAAGCACCGATAAAATTGCCCTTTCCGCGCTCGAACAGGCAGGTGCATTCGCACGCACTAAGATGACAACGGATGCTACTAGAGCTGCTGCTGCCACCACCGCTGCCGCTAGTGCGGGTCGCCTTGATCTGGCTGAGCAGCGTCTTCAGTTGGGCGCGTTGCAAACCCGACAGAAAGAGGCAATGGCGGACCTGAAGGCCATTCCTAACTTGCCGTCTAAAGCCGCTTCTCGGGCCACTGCGCAGAAAAAACTTGACGATATAAATAACGAGCTCAAAACGTTGGGGGGCGGTACAATTGCTGCACCCTCGGCGGCGGCAACCCCCGGCGGAAACCGACCTGCATTGGGGTCATTTCAAAGGTAAATCATGGCATTTGATACCGCTGCGGCGAAGCAGGCTGGCTACTCCGACACAGAAATTGCGGAGTTTCTGGGCAAACAAAAGAACTTCGACACCGCAGCGGCTATCTCCGCTGGATACTCGCCTGCGGAATTGATTACCCATCTGGGTGGGGCACCCTCTAAAGAACGCACATGGGGTGAAGCTGCTACCGACATTGGTGCAGGCGCAGTCTCTGGGCTGGGTAGCTTGGTACAACTGCCGGGGCAGCTCTACGGGCTGACTACTGGCGACTTTGAAAAGACTGGCCTCCTCGGCCTTGGCGAGCGCATCTCCAAAGCAGGCGACGAGATGAAGTCGACGGGCCTGCAAGCCCGTGAAGCTGCCCGTGCCCAAGCTATCGCTGAAGCTGAAAAGAAGGGCCAGTTGTCCGCATTCGGCACAGCATTCGGTCAGACTGTATCTGATCCCGCCCTCCTGTCTTCGTTCCTTGCTGAGCAAATTCCCCAACTGTTGATTCCCGGTGGTGCTGCCGCAGGCGCGGGCCGTCTCGCATTGGGCAAAGCCGCGGCGCTTGGAGTCGGTGAAGCTGCTGCGAAAGAGGCCGCAATCAAGGCCGGTACTCGTGCCGCTGTCGGTGCTGGTGCAGTGCAGCAAGGTGCAGATGTAGGCGCACAAGCCTACGAAGACATCTACAAGAAGCTGACAGACCAAGGAATGGCCCCACCCGATGCGGCTGCGCGAGCTATTAACTTGGCACGGGCTGCTGGTGTCAGCGGCGCGGTTATCTCTTTGCTAGCCCAACGACTCCCCGGTGCGCAAGCCCTTGAGTCTGCGTTGGCCGGTAAGGTCGGGGCTGCGGGTGTATTGGCAGGAGCTGGTAAGGGTGCGCTCGGCGAAGCTGTCAGTGAAGCGGTTGAAGAGGGCGGCGGGAAGTTTACTCAGAACCTTGCTATGCGGGACATCGACCCTACACAGGCGTTGATGCAAGGTGTTGGTGCCACTGCGGGCCAAGCGGCTGTCGGTGGTGTTGGTATGGGCGGCGGTGCCGGTGCAATTAGCGGTATGCGTGGCGCTCCTACAGCGGTGCCTACCCAAGTTCCCGGCGCACCTACGGATGTTGAAGCTGCTGCACAGGCAGCACGAGTCCAGCGCCAACAAGAACAGCGTCTGGCTGCGCAGGGTATCTCGTCCCGCGAAGGCGAGAAGATTCTGGGTGCGGAGGAGACTGTTGCTGCTAAAGCTGCAAAGGAGCAGGAAGCCCTCGCCCAGAAGACCATGCAGGATGACTACGCCCAGCGCCGTGCAGAGCGCGAAGCGGAGCTGAAAGAAGCGTTCCCTGCTGACTACAGCGATGTGATGGACAAGGCGGAGCGCTACGGCGTGTTGGCTACTGAGTTGGCATCGCTGGAAGGCGAGCGCAAAACCCCTGAAGTCCGCAATCGCATCAATACGATCCAAGCCCGCATGGCAAATGTTGCAGCGGAAGACGACCGTATTCCCAATGAAGCCCTGCGTATGCAACAGGTTCAGCGTGCTGCGGCTAAGAAAGCGGGATTCCCTGCGGAGAAAGCGGCGCGGATATTTTCTAATCCCGCACTCTCGCAAGTTGAGATGCGCGAAGCGCTACCTGAAGGCACGCTACCTGCGCAGACGGATTTGTTTGGCAACCCGGTGCGGCCTACTGTGGCGCAGCCCGAGGGCCTCAACACCGTAGCTGAAGCCGAACTCCCGCTGACTTCTGATGTGCTACGGGATGCTGGGATTGCACCAACACCGAAAGAACTCGAAGCTGCTGGGCAACAACGCCTGCCGTTGAATAGAACCCCAATGGGCCAGCCTACGTCGCCCCTGCGCGAGACCACGCCGACTACCACACAAGCACCTGTTGTTCCCCTGCCGATAGTCGAGCCTGACCTTGCAGAACCAATGCAGCCGGGAGCCATCACTGCAACTGAAGTTCGTCAATTTGGCACAATGTCGAAAGCGAACCGGCAGTGGCTTGTCGACAACGTTGAGGGGCGTACCCCTGAGCAAGTACGTGACATGCTGGACGCTGACCCAACAATCATGGCGGCTGTTCCAAAGGGACTGCAAGTTGTCCTAAAAGAAATTGTGGCTAACGCTGCACCAAAGGAGACTCCTAGTGTCCAACCCCAGAACTCCGTATCGACTCCAACTGAGCCGATCATTAGGCCCCGAAGAGGTAAGTCAAGCGTGGCAGTATCTGGCAAGCCTGCCGGACTCAAACCCGTGGAAACCGGAAATGCCGCAACCCCCAGTACCGAAGAATCTACGCCGCCTGTCGGACGCGGATTGGTACCTTCTGGACAACCTGCTAGCGAGGGAGTTGCATCTGAAGTCGCAGGCAAGCCTGCACTAGACGAAGAGGCCGAGCGGCAGGCCGAAGCCCAAGCGGTTCTCGACGCATTGGCAAAAGTAAAGGCAGATAGGCAAGCTCGGGATAAAGAGCGAGCTAGTCAAAACGCACAATCCCTTGTAGCCAAAACTCCAGCTCCCGCTCCAACCCCAGCCAAAGCGGAAACTACCCCAGCCAAAGCGGAAACTACCCCAGCCAAAGCAGAAACTACTCCAGCCAAAGCGGAAACTACCCCAGCCGGTAGCCCGTTTGATATTTTGGCGCGGATCAACAAAAATAAAAAAGCTGCTGCGGAAAAGCCTACCCCGGCCAAAGAAGCGGAAAATACCCCAGATAAAGAGAAACCGACTCCGATCAAGGAGGAGGTACCGCCGCCATCCAAAGCTGCGCTTGCAAACGTACCGCTTACTCCTGCCGAAGTTTCAAAACTTGAAGACCACTACGGCCTTGGCAGGACCAGCCCCCAATTCTGGGCAAAGTTGCAGGATGACGTTGTTGCGCTCACCAACAAAGGGCTCAAGGCGGTTGACGTAGCCGTACGCAAGATCATTCAGAAAATTGCCAGTGGAGTAATGGCAGCGGCCATCGTGTTCAACCCAGCGATGGTGAAGACCGATTTTGACTTCAACCTGCCGCAGGCGTTCAGAACTACGGTTACTACGCAAGTCAAAGCTGACGTACCTGCAAACGCCAAAACCAAGATGTCCGTGCTGGCGCAGTCTGTCTATGAGTCTATGGCACCTACGGCAAGGGCTTCTGGCAAGGGCTTCATTATTGCGGATAAACCGAACGGAATGTTGCACGTATTCAACGCAGATGGGTCTATGCTTGTGCAAGACGCTGCGCTGTATGGAAAAGATATTGGGGACACCGAGGGTAAAGTTTCCTCCCTTGAAGGCGGCAAGAAGATTACCCCTGCCGGTAACTATACCCTTCGCGCTGCGGCTAACGCAGACTACGCGGGCGGTAAACTACTACAGCTAGTCGAGACAAAGGATACGAATAACGCATACATTGCAGTCCACGCAGCGTATCTCGGAGACCCAAAAGAGCAACGCCTACAGCGTCTGGCTAGCCCCGGTGCGGAAGGCAAACGTATCAGCTATGGTTGCGTCAACACGACACACGATACGTTCCTGAAGAGCATCCTGCCAAACATCGACAGCTTGAATGGGGGCATGATTTTTGTGCTCCCCGATGCTCAGACAGATACAGCGGCGATGTTCCCGACCAAAACCGAGGCAACGACGTTCACAGGCACAGAGAAAAACACAAAGAGTGATTCAGGCCAAGATATAGCTGCAAAAGAAGCAGACCGTCCCCCAGAAGCTGCAAAGGAGAAGATCGGTGAGACCCCGCTCAAGGGTAGAGCCTCCGCAGCCGTAGCTAAAGGCCAGTCGTTAGACAGTCTTAAAAGTGAAATTGCTAGTGGGAAGGGTATCCTTGCCTCCGCGTTGCGTCGTGCCCTTGCCAGCGGCAAAGTTGTACTTGAGGAGCGTCACCCAGACGGCGGTATTGGCGGCTACTTCGATGGCTCAAAAGTTACCCTGTACGCAGACGGTATTCCCGCGGGTCAGGCGGCAGCGGTTGCTCTGCATGAAATCGGAGCCCACATGGGCTTCAAGTCGCTGTTCGGTGACCGTGTATACAACAACGTCATCCAGCGCATTCAAGACCTTGCCAATAGCAAATCGGCTTCTGAAGACCGTGCCCTCGCACAACGGGCGCTGAATCGTATTCCTGAGTCCGACAAAAAACGCGGTGCTGAAGTGTACGGTGACGAGACCCTTGCCTATTTCATTGAAGAGGCGCTCTTAGCGCAACAGGCAGGCACGCTACCCAAGGCAGGGGCTGTACGAGCTCTGCTCAACAACATTCGGCTTGCCATGATTGCCGCGGTCAACCGCGTGTTTGGTTCGCGTCTGGGTGTTGCCGACTTCGATACGCAAGACATTTTGTCGATGGCCGAAGGCGCGTTCTTCCGGGAATCGTTTGGCGCACCGAAAGCTGCTACTCCTTCTGAGCCGGATGTTGGGCGGGCATCAAAGACCGCAGCAAAAATTCTTGGTGTGGATGCGCTGGACCCTTCAACGCAAGCCTCCATTGACGCTATCCACGCTGCGATGCCAAAACTGGACCCGAACGAAGCAAACAATGTTGTTGAGCAAGCGGTCAAGGGAGTTGCTGATGCAAACAAAAAGTCTGGAATAGTTGCTACGTTCCGCCAAGCTGCTGCCGACAAGTTCTCAACGGTCGAGTCAAAAGTATCCCAGATGTTTTCAAAAGGGGGTCGAGACGCGTTCGATAATCTAAACCCGATGGTCCTTGTACGGCAAGCGGAAGACGGTGCGCGGATTGTTTTAGATTTTTTCCGCATGGGTGGTATCGGGCTAACCAAAGACGGCATCGTCTCGACGCGTCAAGAAAAACAATCCCTTGCCAGTGCGTTGAGCAAAGTTGCTGACTTGGGTAAAGCATCAAACTTAACATACGATAAAGCCAAAGAGTATGTCTCCACGGTGCTTGAAGGGCATCGTCTGGCGAGTATCCGTGACTCTAATAACTTGCTGGAGCGCGAAGCGGTTTACCTTGAAACGCTGGGCAAGAACGCAGCCGCGGACAGTAAACGTGCCGAGAAGATTGTCATGCACATGACAACAGCGGAAATCAATACCCTCGAAGCAGCATACCAAAAATCCAAAGCCATTCAAAATATTCAAGACGATTTAAATGCAACGCGCACAAGCGCAATTGAGTTCATGGTTGCCACGGGGCGCATCTCGAAAGAGCAAGGCGCGTTTTGGAATGACAACACTGCCTACGTGCCGTTCAGCCGCGTGTTTGAAGATACACCAATCACCAAGATGAAGCAGGGACCCGGCATCTCTGTCCTGCATAACATCCCTGAAATGAAAGGCTCGTTGGGGCGACCCGTAAAAAACGTATTGGACGCATACGCAAATCGTCTGGGGTATATGGTTGAAGAATCCATGAAGAACCATGCCGCTGTCAACCTTCTCAGCACAATGGAGTTGGGCGGGTACGCCAAGAAGTTGCGGGGAATAGAACAAGCTACCAATAAAAATTTGGTTGTGCCACGCCTTTATATAGAGGGCAAGCCCGCTCTCTTTGAAGTGCAAAATGAATACGACTTGCTGGCGTTTCAGCAAGCGCCGGAACTGACTAACTGGCTCATCAAAGGTCTTGCATCTACGTCACGGATACTGCGCACGACCATAACTGCCATGCCCCCGTTCGCCCTGAAACAAGTACTAGACGATGCACAACGCGCTATGTTTACGTCTGGGGTAAAACGTCCGGTCGTAGTCGGCATGAAAACTTTGTACAACCTGCCCCGCACGTTCTTTGGCGAAGTGACAGGCCGCAAATCGCCGCTTGTTCGTCAGCTTGAAGCCGTGGGTGTTATCGGAGATTTTGATTCCAATAGGTTCCAACCCGCAAATGATTTAGAGGCGGAGATTGGGGCTAAAAAGCGCGGGACTGCAAAACAAATCCTGCACCGTCTTGAGCAGTTCACCAAGGCTTCAGATTTGTCAGCGCGGCTTGCTGTTTACGAAGAGACGCTGTTGGATACTGGCGGCAAGAAACAAGCTAACGGCGATATTACCGGGGGTGATATAGTGCTGGCACAGACGCGAGCACGAGAGCTTATTAACTTTAGCCGCAAGGGTACGAGTGGTTCAATGCGAATAGCTACGCAAGTCATCCCATTCTTTAACGCGTATGCGCAAGGTATGGACGTGCTGTACCGGGCGGCTTCTGGGATTGACTCCACGTCGTCTATCGAACGTAGTGCCGCACGAAAGATGTTCTGGAGCCGTGTCGGGCTTATGTCTGCTATGGGCCTGTTGTACGCATTGTCTATGAGCGATGATGAGGGATACAAAAACGCATCCGATGATGTGCGGGATAACAACTGGCTTCTTCCTGATGGGATAAAGCTGCCCGTTCCCCGCGAGCTTGGCTTTATATTTAAAACTATTCCTGAACGTGTCGTTGAATACTACCGCCGTTCGGGTACGGACGAAGAGCAAAGTGCTTTAAAAGCGCTTAGTGGGCTAGCAAAATCGGCTGTATCTGCTTATGGCCTGCCGAACACGATCCCATCAACGGTTAGACCCATACTGGAAAACCTGACAAACTATTCGTTCTTTGGTCAACGAGAGCTGGAACCCAAATCTGTGCAGGGACAAGAGCCGGGATACCGTAGTACATCGGCAACTTCCGAGTTGGCTAAAGCACTGGGGGAGAGCGCCAACATCTCGCCAATTAAAATCGACAACTTGATTAGGGGCATGTTCGGCATCGTGGGCTCCACAACGCTAATGGCTACGGATGCCGTTATTAACCCAACTCGCCCAGATCGCCCGCTGTATCAGCTCCCCTTTGCTAGCATCTTCTTATACGACACTATTGGCGGAAAAGCCAAGACCGAGTTCTACGACCTGCGGGAGCGCGTTGGCTCCGCTGTCAGTACCTACAATGACTTGCAAAAAGACGACCCAACAAAAGCGGAAGCGTACGGCGAGAAAAATGAAGCATTGCTAAGTGCCGCCCCGATAGTAAATAATTACTTACGCCAGCTCAACGACTTGGGCCGTATGCGCCGCTTATTGGAGCAAAGTACCGATGAGGTACTGGGCATGACTGGAACAGAACGCCGCAAAGAAATTGATGAAATTCGACGCGCAGAAAATGAAACTGTTGCCTTTGTCCGCGAGATGGAAACTGAGCTCCGCAAACCCTAAGCCACCCGCCACACCCGCACGCCGTAGTAGCCAAACTCGCAGCGGGGGTGGGCCCTTAGCGTAACCCGCAAGAACTTCTCAGCGGGGCGTGTAGCTTGCCGAACTATACGGGCGGTTGCGGTCGTCTTAATAAAGAATGAATGCCCCGGTAGGAGGTCTTCCCACCGAACGTAGTACAACACCCCGAATACGTCAATGTACCGTATGCGGTCAGGGATTTGGAACTGCATCTACTACAGCCAGCGTGTCTGCAACTCCTGTCGCAGTGCCATCCAAACAGTAGCAGCGCATACCCATTGCCTCGAACCCGCCTACAGCGCCTGCACCGATACGTTTGGTAGACGCAGCGCCGCCATTCTTCATGAAGCCTTTCGCTGTTAGCGTCTTGATAGCCTGCTGGAAATCCACCTGTCTACCTACGAAGTGATCGCGCAGCGCCGTTGCTGGTATCCATAGCTCTTTGGTGTCTGGCTCATAGCGGATGCGCAGCGGACCCCGGGGCTCCCGAATCGGTGCCTGCGGCATAGCTGACCGCAGTCCATTCACAACAAGCGCGTTATTTACGTTCTCGTTGATATACAGGCTCAGCGTTTCTTCGGCAGCGGCTTCCGTATTGGAGGCTGGCTGGATAACGTCTTGGCGAATTGAAGCTATCGTCGTCAGTGCATATTGATACACCCGTGCAATATCTATAGAGAGTAGTCCTAGCTTGGTAGCGATGCTCCCCGCAGTAAACGCGCAAGCCAAAACCGTAGAGTAAAAACGGTCCGATTGATCTAGATTCAAGTCGGTATCAATTTTTTGCTGAATCTTCTTGAACTGGGCAATAACCTTGTCCTTGTTTTTCAGTACGTGCTGTATGAATACTGGGCCTGCAACGCCGTAGTTCTCTACGAGTATCCCAAATACAGCATCGGACTCTTGCTTCGTGACTTCGATGGGGCGTGTAATGCGTAGCTCAATCAGGCGGCGCAGCTCACCATCCGACGTACTTTTATGCCGCGCTAGTTTGTCGTACAGAGATGAGTTACTAGACATAATGACGAACGTAGCCCACGAGGTATTGTTAGCACGCAGCTTGTTAGTCTGGGACTCCATCCGGTTCTTGCCGCGGCCTTGTGGAATGTCGTACAGCAAGTCAGACAGCTCATCGTCCGAGTAGTTGGTAACCTCATCCATCGTCCCGGCGATTGAGTTAAGCGTGCCCAGCCACTGCATTTTGGACATGCCCGTATCGTTCTTCTTCATGAGCAACTCGCTCGGGTGCCCAAAGATGGAGTTGACAATCATCTGGGCAGTGGTCTTGCCCGTGCCGGATTTATTGGACATCAGGTTAATTGCTGCACCGCGTACATCTAAGCTACCCATGAGCCGCAGGAGCGGTGCCCCGAAGCCAAAGAACACCGCTAATGCGTGGGCCTCCATACCCGGCTTGTCATAAAAGTTAACCATGCGGGACCATGCGGTCAGGTTGCCCTTTGGGGTCAGCTTAGGGACAAAGTCTTTTGTCGCACTACCTGCGGGGGCAAGGCGAATACCTTTTTCGGTGTACTCCAACTCACCGACGACGAAACCTGAGTTGTCTGGTAGCCATCCCATTTGGTGCCGGGTACGATCTGCTGCAAACATACGCTGCAAGTTGCGAGTTGAGGAAGCCATATACGCCATGATGTTGTCCAGTTCTTTATTGATTGCAACGACACCGTTCTTCAACAAAACGTCGCGCATTTTTTCTTTAGTAAGGAGTACAGAGACCGGAGCAGCAAACCGACGGATACCATCGTGCGGAGTGTGCAGGTTAACGCCAACTACTTCGCCCTCACCATTACCTTGCTCATCTGAGTCGTAAAACCTAGATGTAAGGTACAGGTCGTATCTGTAAATTTCAAGCTCAATAGGGTCACCTTCTTTATCTTTAGTCTTCAAGAACACACCCCCATGCACCCCGCGGAAGTACGGTGATGGATAGGCTGGTATGTTTACTTGGACGGTCTGCGGTACACCGGACTCGATGTTGTCGGGCTCAAGCTGCTGCTCAACTACATAGGAATCGTTGACAACGGCAGCAGCTTCTACTTTGCGGCCAATAGAGATGGGGCTTGTGCAACGCTGTGTGCAACCCGTACAGGCTGCGCTGTAGTTGTCCCGATACCAGTCGCAAGTCATTGGCCCCTTGGTTTCTTGCGCCTTGCGGATGGTTGCTTCGTGGGTGTAGTCTGGGTGGGCGCGTGATAGTGCTTGTACCGCGGTCTCCGCATCCGTGCAGCGCCAAGCAATCGACAACGCAGCACGCCACAGTGGCTCTTCCAACGTAGCGGCATTCAGCACGGCATTGGCAATCTGAGCACAACCGTTGCCCTTAACACTGCGCCGTACAATCCGGGCAAACTCTGTGGCAGGGTAATCCCCACCAGCTAGTGCGCGGGTCATATCGTCAACGCCATCCCCCCGTGCTGCGTCCCAGTCTATAGATTCGGGGACTATGGGTAGCAGCGCTGTCAACACAGCGAGGGGGCTGATTACGCCTTCTACCATCAACTGCACAGGGAGCGGGGGGACAACCTTGTGGTTTTCGGTATCCACCATACGTAGGACTCGCGCAGCGTCTGCGGTAACTGTAAGGTCAAGTCCGAGCTTGTGCTGTACACACAGAGCCTTAAATTGCCGCGCCAGCGGCTTCCATTCCAGTACATCTAGTACTTCGTGGAACGGCCAGTAGACATGCAGGCCGCGGCCTGAGTTCACAACGAACGGAGTAGGTAGCTGCGCTTCTACAACAAACTCTTTGAGAGCGATAGCAGCGGCATCACGGCTTGCATAGGGCTTATCGGCCCCGCAATCCAAATCAACAAAAAATGAACGAAGGGCTTTTGCGTTAGTAGCCTTGCGGCCTTCCGCGGGATCGAAAAAACTTGCAAGTGCAAAGAAAGCGTTAGAGTCTCTCGACCGAAGTACCGCGCCTTGTGCGACTAGGTCTTCAATGGAGTCATGGTATGTGTGCGTCAGTGCCCCGGATTTAATCCCTACTACGCAGTAGGGGCCCTCGGGGGGCAATACGGCTTTATAAAAAAGAGTGTCCACGAATCCTCACGAGTTAGGAGCGGGCAAAAAAGGTGGGGCTGCGGCCCGTGTTCCGCAGTGTCAGGAAGGGATCAGCTTCCTCAAGCCCCGGGAGCGACTATACCGGCATTTTCGTATAGCGCAAAATTAAATTTTCTATTCGAGCGGACTCTTGCTGGCGCGGCTTAAACCGTCCGGTGAACCACGAGTACACCGTCTGGCGTGAAACTCCCAACAAAGCAGCAACCGAAGCCACCGAAATGTTGTGAGCTACACACACCTGAGCCAACCTAACACCGGGCAGCGTGGGGTCCGCTGCCTCAATCGTTTTCACGATAGTGTAGGAATAGCCCCGAAAATCACTCATCGTCAGAACCCCATGCGTCGAGCACGTTAGCTACATCTTTTGGCACCGCTGGGGTTTCGGTCTTTTTGGATGTACGCTTTACAGGCTCTTCCGCAGGGGCTTCCATAGGGGCTTCCGGGGTATCCGCAACTTTCGCCTCTTTCGCTGGTAGTTTTGCAAACGTAGCGGGCAGAGCGGGAGTTTCTTTTGGAGGTGCCAGCTTAAATTCAATTGCTTGCAGTGCATCTTCCGAGGCTCCTTGGGCGCGAGCGGTTGCCAATTCGGGCTGCGTCAGTGGGCGAACTGCACGGAACTTCAACACCGCGACAGATGCAGACGTATCAAAACGAGCTTCCGTAACAACACCGGACATTGGAACCCCGTGACCTGCCAAGAACTTGGCGTAGGCTTGCAGTGGCATCTTGTCGCCATCTGCCTTACCAAAGAGCGAAGTGGCTGGTAGCTGGAGGCGGTACACGTTACCCGACAAGTCATTCTCAAGCAGCACAGCGAAGCGCTGATTAAAACGGCAAGCGCGGGAAGTACCCTCACCGGAACCTGCAATGTTGTTCTTGCATGTAGCGCACGAGCTGCTCTGCGGGTCTTCAATGCTAGCATCGGGAGTCTTGCCGTCACCGGATGCGCATGTTGGGCCAGAGGACTCGCCCTTGACGTATTTGCCTTCGTAGTATGCACGAGCCACATGCTGCGCTGCATTCACAATGACGACATTCATACCACGGTCTTCATTCTTAGCGACTTCATCGCCGCCGACCATCATACGGAACACTCCACCTTCAGTGGAAATAGTCTTGTTGCTTGCGCCCCCTGCGAGGCGTTTGGTTAACTCATCGGGCTCGCCGCGCAAGTAGTCAGGGAGGAGGGCACCGGATTTGAAAAGTGTAAGTTCGGACATAGTATTTCTTAAAAGTTAATGGGGCAAATGAGTTACGTGGTGGTTCTTAAGTTGTTGGCCTCCGTACAGTGATGGAGTATTTGGAATCAACATTCAGCCCAGCAGGTAGCTTGTCTGGGTTTTCTCGAAGGAACGTCTTCATGTTCCCCTGTGATACACGCTGCTCAAGCAGTTCTAACGCGTTGTGCTCCTTGATGAAGCTGTACATTGACTGCCAGTCGCTCGTCCAGTAGCGGGTCTTGACTGTGCGGGTAAACGTACCGTGGTCTGTCTTACCACCGTCTTGTCCAGTAGATTTGCATAGATTAAGTAGCTCGCCTTCGATGGAATCCATCTGCTCAGTAAGGCGCTCAGAAACGGCATCAAACTCAGATTTGAGTAGTGCTTTGGCATCACGAATCTTGACGTAGACACGGACGAGGCGGTCTGCATCGTACTTCGGGGGGCTAACTTCTTCGGTCATTTTTGTTTCCTTTGGTTGGAGTCTTTATTATACACAGTTAATTAGCAGTGTCAAGTTATTTCTTGTTTGTACAAGTCGACGAGTCCTTGGTGCATATCAACTTTTCCATCAAGCATGTCATACATGCGGCGCTCTACTGGACTGCCTTGAATGCGAACTACGGTGACTTTATTGGTCTGACCTGCCCGGTGCGCTCTAGCGTTTCCCTGTATATACATCTCTGCGGAGGATGTCGGGCCCCACCACACAACGGTATCTGCTTTGGTAAGGGTCAGGCCGTGAGCGGCGGCTTGTGGAATCAGCAGGATTATGCGTGGGCTATCTTCGGTCTGGAAGCGCTTGATAATCTCGGCTCGCTGGGATGCAGGTACGCCGCCATGTATGCAGTCGGATGTATACCCCCTCTTGGATAGCTCATCTTGTACCTTCTCCATTGCGTGTCGAAACGGAATGAACACAATTACTTTATGAGTGGTCTGCTGGATTACGTCTTCCAATTCCGCCATCCGGTTTGATACATCAAACTCGACTACCTCTTTGTCCGTTGTGTACGCAGCCCCACAGTTGTGAACAAGCATCGGGCGACCTGTATTCCCCCTTACAACGAATCGGGTTTGGGGGCCGCACTGAAGGATATCAAAGACCTCGACCGTACCGGCGTAGATAGTGCCTGCGGTACCGTCCATCCGTACCGGGTTATCCGGGCTAGAAACGTGTTCTTCGGTATCCCATAATGCCTCGCGGCTTGGCTGGCGGTCATACGCCCCGCTGGAGTCTGCACCATGAGATTGGTGCGCTTGTTGTTGCCTTGCTCCATCGAGGTTGCCCACCGGCAGTTTTCCTTGCAATAACTCCCGTTGACGTTGAGTCGATCTAGCGTCAGCGTATCCGAATACGTTTCGTGCATATCGGCCCAAAAATTCTCGAAGGATTGCAGCCATTGCGAGCATACGGTCACGCCCCGCCCACCATAGTTCGTCCAATCTTTGTCCTTGGGATTGCTGCATCGACGTTTCATACTCGCCCAAATGTGGTACTGACGACTGCGACTCGCATGATGCGTTTCGTTTCCGTGATGACAGCCGCAGCTTCGCGGATACTTCCGAGCCTTTGCCCGTAAGTATTGACTCTCCCGAACTACCCGCGTTCCACATTGACACTGGCACACCCACCGGGCTTTCACGTTCATTCCCCCGGATATCCCATCGCGCTGAATAACCGTTAGGTAGCCGAACGTCTGTCCGGTCAAATCGAGCGCCCTGCGAACGCTCGTCGTGTATGTCATTTGCCGTTTTCCATCCGTCATTGGTATATACCTCATGTTCTGGGGTGAGTAGTACTCCGTCTAAGTCCATAACAGCTCTAACCCCTCGGCTTATAAGTCCGCTGTGCGCAACCCACGCATCCCCATCCCATACCAAATCCTTCATGGATACTTCTTGGATTGGCACCCACCCCCGACCGGTAAGTACAGGGGTATTATACGCTATACATGATATTTGTAGAAGTTTATTGAGTAATCCTGCTGCGTTTACGGCGGTAATCTCTGACCCTGCGGCCAATGCCACCATCGACTTTTTAATTACGTCATAGTACTTCTGCTGCTGCGGGGTCAGAGGCACTTCGCGGGTGGTGTACAGCAGGTCAGGAAGATCAAGGCACTCTTCTTTGGTGTACCTAATCGCTGGCTGTAATGCTTTAAACACGGTGTCCTGCGCGTCTCGCTTTGCGGCCCACTTGTACTGCGTCACCTTGTACATTACCAAATCCCGGAAGGTTCCATAAAATCTTGGCATACGGCTGGGGTCTACCAGCTTAGCCAGCCCATAAGCATCTACTGGGGACTGCGCTGCTGGTGTACCGGTCATGAGCCACAAGCGGGTTGTTGGTTTGAGTAGGTGGTTGAGCGCCTTCCAGCGGTCCGTCTGTGTGTTTTTTACCGCGGTACATTCATCTACGATGATGAGGTCAAAAGCTGCGGCTTCGAGCGCTTTGCGGACTACTTTAATACCATCAAAGTTGATGATGACAAACTCGTAGTTGCCATTGATAAGTTTTTCTCTACGCTCCCGCGAGCCAGTAGCAATTGCAACGGTGCGGCTCATGACGGTGCGGAACAAGTCTGCACGCCACGCGGTATCCATGATGGAGACTGGGCATACGATAAGTACGCGCTTGACTTCTCCCTGCTGCATTAGATAGTCCGCAGCCCACGCTGCCGCAGCCGTTTTTCCCGTACCCGCCTCTGACAATACGAGGCACCTATGGTGCGTAGCTAGGAATCCCGCGGTAACGCGTTGATGCTCGAATGGCGTGTAGACCCCCGCCCATTTATACCGTCCCGTAATCGGGTGCGGCACGTTCTTAATCTGCATGTTGCGCAGCAGCTTGGCCTCCTCATGCCCCCAATTAACTAGCACTTTGGCTAGCTCACCATTACGCTCGACGATTTTACTTTTTGGGATTAACGCGGTGATCTGGTCCGCTTTCTTGGTGATAAACAGCAAGGCCCGGTTGTCAATAATTTGCACGAGAATTCCTTTAGGCGACGAAAAAAGCACGGTAGTCGAAACTACCGTGCGAACACTCTCTACTTACTCAAGGAGAACACACTGCGAAGTATGCTCTCAAAAACTATATCACTTTTTTGCTTCGCGCTTACTTTTTTGCGATTTCATTGCGCCTGTTTTTGTACGGGCAAAGCTGCGATTGGCATTGTCGGTTGTTGCCCGCAGGTTACTCAACTTGGATGTACCCCCCTTGGACAGTGCTGTCTTATGGTCTACGTCCATACTGTCGGGCAGGGTTCCGTTCGCTTTCTCGTAGGCACGTCTAGCCTTATGGCGTTCAGATTGTGCTGCAAGCTGCTTCGGTGTGCCCTGATACCGCTCGTATTCAAGTTTGTAATTTCTTGGTTTTTTAGTAGCCATCATTAACTCCTATGATATTCGCAGGATGCGACGGGACAAAATTTACAAAGGCCACTGGACTTTGCGTTCCACACCCCGCTGTCTACCGCCGCCTCGATCATGGAGGCTTCTCCTGCCCACTTGGACAGGATGGTGGGCAACTGCTCCCGAGTAAATTCGGCCTTCACTGCATCGTCTGCTACGACAAACAGCAGCATACCCTTGACTGCATTCACGCTAGGGTAGTGAATCATAATCATCGCGGCCATTAACTCCAACTGCGATGTGTCTGCGTACCTACTGGACTTTCCAGTCTTAAAGTCTACGACCCTTGCGGCACCTGTTTCATGATTGAGCACGAGGTAGTCGGGTAGGCCGCGGAACCATACGTCTTTAGCAAAAAATTCACACGGCTTAAAGTCAGCGGTGATGCCGAGCTTGAGCTCGCACTTGATTTCACCCTTAATCTTGGTGAGAGGTTCCACGAACTTCTGGTAGTGCGCAAAATGCTCAGGTAATGGGGTGCCATCGGTGATATATAGCTCAAATGCCTTGTGGACTTGCGTCCCGTAAAGCATGGCTGTGCTTTCTGCTTGTTTGAATTGTTTGAGGATGCGAACCACATGGTACTTGCGCGGGCAATTTTGGAAATCCTTAATTGCCGAATATGAAAATGCGAGTGCCATGCGGATGCCTAGTTGATTTTGTTAAGTTATTTTAGCAGTCCCCGTACGATTTGCCCATACCTGATTCGCAGGCAAGGGGCAGGGTTTGTGCCCACTTTGGTCGCCAGTTCATGCACTCCTCGACGTAAGCCCGGATCATGGCAGACTCTTCTACCTTGGCAATCGTAGCCACGGCATCATGCACGGTAAGCACAGGTGGGGTGCGCTTCTGAATACGTAGCATCTGCTCCCCAATAATTATCCTAGCGACTGCTTGGCAAACATTCTCAACGACCTTGCCGCCATAAATGTGAACTGGCAGACCCTTGGATGTGTAGACCCATGCAGCCTTACCGGACGCTTCATCGACGACACGCCGCAAGTCTGGGTACTGGATGAACAGCCCGTTCGGCAACTGGATGCCCTTGCCCGGGACTACCTTGAGCAGCCCCTGCTTGTCGATTGTCATCTCCTGACCGTACGCCAGCGCCCGAAGTGCGGCCTCGCCCTGCTTCCACAACTGCGGGATCATGTTGTTGGTGCTGCGGTATGTGTCGATGTACGCCTTCGCGGTGTCCGTGTCTACGATAACGCCAGCCTGCTGCTTCAAGAACAACTGCAACTTGAGGTGCCCAACGCCGTAGCCCGCACCCAAAATAATCGTCTTTCCTACCGTACGCTGCGGGTACGTAACGTCTTCTACGGCAACCCCATATATTTTCGCAGCCATGATTTTGTACACGTCTTCTTTGCGCTCGAACGCAGCGACGAGATCGTCTTGTCCGGCCAGCCACGCCAGCACTCGCGCTTCGATCTGCGACGAGTCACAGTCAATAACAACATGCCCCTCGGGGGCCATCATGGCTTTCTTTATCCGGCCTGCGTTAGCCCCGCGGCTTGGCAGGTTCTGCAAGTTAACGGAGTCTTGCCCTGACCAGCGACCTGAGTGTGCGCCGTAGTACCGCAGTGGAACCGGGAATGCCCCGCGGTCTGCCATGCCAATGAAGCGTTCAGTGCGAGTCTCCTCAATCGTTGTCTTGTTTCCTAGACGTGCCTCAACCAAACTCTGTACCTGTGTATCGGGATGTTCGCTCAGTGCTATAAACGCTTCGTCGGTCTTAGCGAATGCGTAGGCTTCCTTCTTCGTCGTAGCGCTTATCTTGGTCGGCGGCTCCACGCCATATGTACGTAGCAGGGCAGCAAACTTTTCGTTGGACATAAGCAGCTTCTTGATGCCCTCAGTGCCTTCAGAGAACACCGCATGTACATAGTCAGGGTCGCCCTCGGCCAGCATCATATCCCGCAACTCGTCAAGCAATTGCGCCTTGGCATCCTTCACTTCGCGCAGATGCAGTTGCAGCTTGGGTTTGTCTAATATTAGACGCGGCTCCGTGAACATACGCAGAGTCAGGTCAATCAACTTCAGCTCAATCTTTGGGAAACCCATACTCATGTAAATGTCAAATAGCTTTTTGGTTAGCACCACGTCGTTGACGCAATACGCACCGTAGCGGGCCAGCTCTTGCGGCGTGAAGTCTGCATAGCCTTTGCCAATCGCATTGAGTACTTCGTCCCCCTTAATACCTACGCCCTGTCGCTCTGCTTGCGCCTTTAGGCTATGCGACTTCTCATGTGGGAACAACGCCCGGGACATGCCCAACGTATCGAGCCATGCCAGAGGTTTAACTTGATAATGCCATGCCAAGATTGACGCATCGAAGGCAGTGTTCTGCGCCAGCACCAGCTTATCCGACCAATCAATACTAGCAAGTACGTCGGCTACCTCGGGTTGTGGGTACCACACAGGGCGCTCGTTATCAAACCCAATAGCAATCCCAATGGTTTCAAAGAGCGGACTGCGAACATATTGCTCAGTCGCCAGCTTGGTCAGGTTGAATGTAGGGCTGTAAAAGGTCTCTAGGTCGGTCGTCACTACTTGGGGCATCTTGAGTCCAGTTTAAATTTGTTTTTTCCGCGTACCGTTTTCGGTCGTGTATCCGCTTGGCGGCAAGGCGTAGTTCTTCTTTGCTTGCCTCGGGCATCTTGCCTTCGAGAATATCGTTTAGCGCCGTGGGAGTCATCTCATCCATTGCAGCTTCTCCTTTAGTTGTCGTTTCGGTGTGGTTAACGCTCTTTGCATGTCCCACCCTAACTTGTTTATGCGGTCGAACACGACACCGGGGTCAAGCCCCATGCGTCGGGCGGCTTGAGATACATACGTGTCCCCCACCCGGCGCAGTCGCCGCGTGTTTCGCGCTTGATCTGCCAACGGCACCCATCTGCAGTTGCTCGGTGAATAGCCTTTATGGTTGCTGATTCGGTCTAAAGAATACCCAGATGGAACGTCTCCCATGTCAGCCAAGAAATTCTCAAACTTATCCCACCGCTTGCAAATGGTCACGCCGACATAACACGCATTACCTTTAGCCTCTGGGTGCCGGACGCGACGTCGCATACGTTTCCACGCTAAGTGCGTAGGCGTATCAGTCAAACCATGCTTGTAGTTACGGGCAATCGTGGCATCCCGTTTGGCGCACCCACAAGAGGTGGTGTCCCCTGACCTTAAATCTACCTGCGCGGCAATCGTTGCGGTGCCACAGTCGCATACACATCCCCATGCTACGCGTTTGCCCCTAACTGTCTTCCTCTGGGCAATCAAACGGCCAAACCGAACACCGGCTAAGTCCATAGGAGTCTCCTTTAATCCGGTCTATAGTGTCGGCCAATTCCGTTAGGTTGTCAATGTGCGCCAAAAAAACAAGCCCCCCAGCAGCGAGCGCTTTTTTTGCATTGCGGGTTTGCAGGGGGGTGGGTTTCGTCGTCGCGTTGCTCTTGCATTCGATTCCGATAAACCAGCCTCGGTGACTGCAAACAATGTCGAAGAAGCCCATAGTACCCATCCCGTTACTAACTGGCATGTGGTAGTAGACCCCACGAGCGTCTAGTATCTTCCTAACTGCGTCTTTGACTTTTTTCTCAGGGGTTGCGGCCATCACATCACCTCTTTTAGTTTCTGTATGTAGTGCAGCGCCTTGCCTGCATCATCGCTGCCGTCTTTGCGTTGGCGCAACGATGGTGTTTCCACGGCTTGTTCCGGAGTCATCCCCATTTTATTTATTCTCCAATTTATAACTTGTACGGACTTACCGCTTTGTTCGCTTAGTTGTGTAAGAGACATGCTTCGACCTCTGTATGCAAAGTGCGTAGAAGATCGCCTGTTGTTTGCCTGTGTTTTACTGGTTGCCCACCTACAGTTGCTGGCGGTGTATCCCTGATTGTTGTCTATCCTATCTAGACTTAAGCCCTTTGGGCATTCACCCATGTCCTGCAAAAACATTTGAAACGAGTTCTGCCATCTCTCGCAAACGGCAATACCGCGTCCGCCGTAGTTCTTCCATGCCTTCTCTTTTGGGTTTAGGCAACGACTCTTCATTTTTCGCCATGCTTGATATGTGCGCGATTTGGTAAGCCCGTGCGTCTTCCGTGCCCGTCCCATGTCTACGCGTAAGCAACCGCAACTTTTTGTGTTTCGCAAATCCCCGTTCTTTACCACCGTATGTATCCCGCATATGCACTGACATCGCCATGCGGGAGTGCCATCCTTATAAACAGCCTCCTGCACGGTTAGCCGTCCAAATTGTTGCCCTATTTTTTCTGTGCTTCTTGGTCTTCCAGCTCGTTTAGCCATCTTAGGTATACCGTTGCCTTTCTGTAATCCTGCGGTCCATCTTTGTGTTGCGCCCTACTTAAGTATTTTAGTAGGTTACCTAAATAATACCCTCTAAGTTGGTCTGGTGTCAACTTGGCTCTTATGTATTCGATTGTTTCTATTCCTCCATTCGTGTAGTGCGCTGGCTTGTTTACCGGGTCGTTGGGTTGCATATCTTTGTAGTGGCTACCGCTGACTTGGCGTTGGTCAGCGGGCGAGAGCGCCGCTTCCATCACAGCCCACGGCTGCACGGGCATATCTTTGTAGTGGTTGCCACTGACTTGGCGTTGGTCAGCGGGCTGGGAAATTTTAGCTAGCGCATCGTGTTCTGCGGGGCTGATTTCGGGTTTCATTTTGAGCTTGCCTTCTTGGATAGGTTGTAGATGTGAAAGGGTCTGGGGATTGTGTCGAGGGTTGTCTTGCTTGCCTTGACGATCTTGCGTGGGGTTTTGTTGGTAGGGAGTACGCGTGCAGCGTTGCGCCGTGCATCTTCTTCTACAACGAAGCGCCTCCACTCAAACGGGCTAGCTGGCGGGCGTGTGCCCTTCATATCGTGATCGACTCTGCTATCCATGTTAGTCATCCTTCTTGATTTTTGGTAGCGGACACCAGTGTGTCCAGAACGGGTCACCGTAGTACGTGCCGTAGGTAGCCACATTACCCTTGCCTAGTAGCTGCACCTTCACGCCCCGTGGCGCTGTGTCGATGGGTTGCCAGTACACGTCCGTTGCTACGGCTACCGTGCCTGCTGAGTTGATTGTGTGTGTCATGCTTGCCTAGCTTTCAGCATTGCGTCTGCCACTATGTACGAGGCTTGAATAAGGGCTGGTATGTTTGTTTCGTTGTTCGCAAGCATCCCCTGCATAGCCTTCGCTGCAAAATAGTCGCGTAGCTCCATCCCTGTGCCGTTATGCGTTGTAGGAAACGCTGGCATTGAACCTGTAGTTTTTTGGGTCATATCAATCCTTTAGTTAGGTGCAACCTCTGGTTGCCGTCACGCATTTGCCGCTTGCGTTTAGCGCACTTACCCACACCGCTGGAAATCACTATGAAAGCCTTGGGGCAGGTTGCAACCGAAAAGCTGTGCCGAATGTTATCTCCGTGCTGTCTAGCATCGTGAGGGCAGACAGTAATTGTTCCTCTACTTGACCGTGGCAATAAACCCTGAACAACTTGCCGTCGTAGTTCGGGTCATACATGGATATAACTTTATCCACAGGCTTATTGCATACCGCACAAACAGGTAGTGAGCCAGTGGACTCATAAAATTCAAGTTCATTCATACAACTCCTTTATCTCCACGCCTTGAAAGCGTCGAGGTTTGTTACCTTGGGGCCGGGTTCTATATCAGCGCGTTTTGCAATCTTATCTGGCCTCTCGCGCTTCATCACGATAGACGCATCAGGTACTTCGCGTGTGCAGAAGCCTTTACCGCAGTGACCACAGGCACGCTTGCGAATGATTGAATCATCCTGCTTGCGCGTCTCCAGCACTACCCCTTTGGCTTCGGTATGGCAGTGTGGGCAGTTCATTCGTTACGTTCCTTCAGCTTGGCTTCAATAGCAATCCAACAATCTTCTAAGTCTTCCAAATGGGAAGTGGCTTCATCAAACTCACGGCGCGTCAGCCCTACCCATTGGCGCTGT